CATTAGGGAAATCCACACGCAATTCGCTTGCATTGGCAACAGCGCCTTCAATGTCCTTGGTGTATTCCAGCAAATAATCCCAAGCGATAGCCTTTGCCTGTCGGTAATACGGCGCAATGTAAGCAACCCGCACTTTTTTACGCGGTATCGTTAGGGCATCTCGTATTAGGTCGTTTATCGCCGCAACCGTTTTGCCAAAGCGCCTGTGGGCCACAATAACCGCCCAGCGTTCCTTTCGCGCATGATACGGCCTTAGATGCGTTCTGGGGCGATAGTTAATCGTCTTCGTCTTCATCGCTTAACCATTTATACGCATGAACGTGCTCGCCATCATTACCCGCGCCCTCTAGCCTTTGGGTTTCTTTCCATCCAGCTTGGGTTTTTAAATAAAATATTTGCGCACCTAAATCACCGGACCGGGCTTTCTGAATTAGATTTTGCGCAACAAAACCAACGGCTTTCGCTTTACCCTTTTTATACTGTGCAGAAACTTCCTCATCTCGCTCCATAATATCATAGAAAACGCGGCGACTTATACCGAAGTAATCCGCAATTTGTTCTACGTTTAAAACAGCGGCTAAGGTCTCAAGCTCGTTTCTTTGCTCATCTGTTAACACTATTAATGGTCTTCCACCTTTGTTTTTCTCTGTCATGTTACAACCTATTGAAAACCCTTCTTAAAAGATAAGACCGGGCAAGTGATATTGCAGTGAAGGCAAGCGATATAGACAATGCGTCTGTTGTTGTTACGCTATACCCGTGCAGTGGCAGTATGACGTAGGTTGCTGCCGTTGCGATTATATAACCGATCAGCACGTTTGTGGTCGCTTCGACCAGTGACATACTCTTAGATTGTTTTTGCGGCACTGACGGGGCTTCCTTGAGGCTCTGCATCATTACAGTTTACCTCACCCACCAGTGCCGCGAGACTCTTGCATTTCTGCAAAGGTCTGTTCGCTTTGTTCATTTACCGCTGACTTGCCTGTGAACTCCTGCCAGCGCTTTATTATTACATCGCAATACTTAGGGTCTAATTCCATCATTCGGCATATTCTGTTCTTTTTCTCACAGGCAATTAAAGTTGATCCAGACCCCCCAAATAAATCGAGAACAATGCCATTCATTTGACTTCCATCTTCAATGGCTTTTTCACATAATTCAACTGGCTTCATAGTAGGATGCAGATCGTTCTTTGCGGTTCTTTTTATTCTCCAAATATCCATGCCATTTTTACCGCCGTAGAACTTGTGGTTATTCACCCAACCGTAAAACATTGGCTCGTACATGCTCATGTAATCGCTGTTGCTTAAAGTGTGATTGCCTTTGTCCCATATAATTAAAGACCTGCACTTTAAACCAACACGATTAAAGCTGGCATAATATTGATCAATACCCAAACGATAAAAAGTAATGTAAAAAGCTCCATCGACCTTTAGCTTTATAATAGAGTTTATATCGTCTAAAAAAGTATCGCCTTCCTCTTTTGACATTTTATCGTTTTTTATTTTACCGTGGCTTGCATTAAAAGATTTCGAACCATCCGCGTGAATTCCACCCGAAAAATCCATCAGATAAGGTGGGTCAGTGAAAACCATGTTAGCAGTTTCTGGCATAACTTTCTCAACAGTATCGATTAATGTACTATCACCACACATTAGGCGGTGCTTACCCATAACCCACACATCACCTTCGACCGTAACAGGAACCTCCGGCACTTCTGGTACAGCGTCCTCGTCTGTTAATCCTTCGGTTTCAGGCTCCTTCAGAATGCTTGCAAGCTCGTCGGGGTCAAATCCAATGAGGTCTAAATTAAAATCAAGTTCTTTTAACTCGCCAAATTCTACGGCAAGCATATCGTTGTCCCATCCGGCATTTAGCGCCAGCTTGTTGTCGGCAATGACATAGGCTTTCTTCTGGGCGTCCGACCAACCAATAGCGGTAATACAGGGAACCTCTTTCAAACCGAGCTTTTGCGCAGCGAGAAGTCTGCCATGCCCAGCAATAATTTCGCCATCTATGTCAACAAGGATTGGATTGGTAAAACCCCACTCATTGATGCTGGCTGCTATTTGCGCAACCTGTTCATCGCTGTGTGTTCTACTATTTCTCGCATAAGGTATAATGCTCCCTATGCTTCTGCGTTCCACTTTATCTGCTGGCCAGTTTTGTTTGTTCATCGTTTACGTCCTTTTCAGGGTGCGCTAATAAAAAGACAGAGGGAAGTTTTGGGAGGATTTCCCTCTGTCATAGGTGGCGGTCAACAACAGGACAAGTTGACCAGAGCAGACTGTCTGGAAGAACAGTATCTGCATTTAACCATAAATATCTGCTTTTTGCAATGATGCTGTTCTTTGATACTTTACAAGGTCACTTTCGGTAATCATTCCCGTTGCCAGTAACGACTGAGATTTCTTACCACTCAACCATGTTTCACACACGGGATGACCGCCCTGAATGCGCTTTGCGTTTATTGTTACCGGGTTCAATAGCCATTCAGCTTCAACGCTGTGATCTGCAAAGACTGGCTTGGCTTTTCGTATTTGCTGCGCAGCTTTCGATAGCTCTTTAGCTGTCGGCCATGTTCGAGTTTCTAAGTTACCCAACACCGCCTCTTCAAATTCACCAAACCATTCGGTCAAACCTTGGCTTGGGGCTACCTTGTTTATGCACTTTGCAAGGAACGTGGCTTCATCCTTAATTGCTTGTGCTTGCCCTGTCAGCGCCCGTGGTGGGTTAAGGCGGCTGAGAAGTTTAAGTGTTAGTTCCTGTATCTGTTCATCACGCATTTGGCTTTACCATTTCTGCAAATATCTTATGCACTAAGTTCTGTTGATCTTGTTCGCTGTCTGCTTGAGCGAATATTTCATCATCCCATCTTTCTTGATTTAACCATGTAGCGGGATGCGGGATAAACTTTTTGTCTTTGCCCTCTACACTAGCCGCAAACAAAGCGGCCTTAGAAATAATAACATCAGGGTCGGTCTTTGCAACTGCAACTTCCCAAGCCTTTCGTGCCGATCCTTTCGCTGTCTTTCTTGGAAAGCATTTATAAAAATCATCAAACTTTTCGACCAATATATTATCTTCTATTCCAAGGTTCTTTCTTCCAAGGTTATTCATGCGCAGATTTTGCGTATGCCCATGCGCAGATTTTGCCGTAGGTATACGCAGATTTTGCGCATCGGTCTGGAAGTCCTGGGAACTCCTGAGAATTAGCTGGTAGCTATTAGAAGTCTTGCCACCTTCTGGTCGAAACCTTTGTGTCACCTGTATAAGACCAAGCTCTGCTAAATCAGATATATGTTTTTCAACAGATCGCCGGGACATTCTACAAACCTTCGCCAGCCTGTTTATGCTAGGAAAGCACAAGCCAGTTTCTCCGTTGTGGTGGTTAGCTATCCAATACAGAACAATCTTAGGCGCAGGGGCTAAGTCCTGTTCCATAGCAAGTGCTGTCATTTGGTGAGACATTAGCCTTCCCTTTCAAAGTATTCCGAAACCCTTTTCACAGTATCATACTGCATATTTTGTTCCCCGGTCAGAAATTTATATATCGTTGGGCGCGTTAAACCTGTCTCCCTAGCAATCTTGCTCATGTTGACACCTATTAACTTTTCACGAATTTCGTCTGGCGTTAGCATTTAAATCTCCATCAATTATTTGCAATTTATGCTTTACACCCGCATCTATCTATTGTAAACCCCAAGATGCAGACAATGGGAGAAATAAAAATGAACGCAAACGATAAAGAGTTGTTAATTAGCAAAATGTATACATTGCTGACCGAAAACTGGATGGAAATTTCTAAAAAATTTGAACAGAAAGAAATTAGCTTTGAGGAATACAACAAGCTAAACTTTCCTGTCGGTGCAATCGAAAAAATAAGCAAAACAATAAGAGACTTTAAGGGAGATGAATAATGACTGAGATTAAAAAATTTCACGATGCTATGGAGCTTGTCAGTGAGTTAAACAAATCTCACGGCGTTATGCAAAAGGGCGGCAAGTCATACACAGAGGTTTCCACACGGATGGAGGCCTTCCGCATTACCTTTGGCGGCAACTACGGCATCGAAACAGAGTTGGTTTATAATGACCAGCAAACAGTGGTGGTTAGAGCCATCATTAAAGACAAAGACGGCTTTATTGTTGGATCGGGCCTCGCAGAAGAAATACGCGGGTCATCCTACATAACGAAAACATCAGCCTTGGAAGTTTGCGAAACGTCTGCAATTGGACGCGCACTGGCATCTCTCGGCTTGCATGGCGGCACATATGCGTCTGCTAATGAAATGGTAGGTGTTGAGCGAAAGAACGAAACAATAGCGCCAAAACATACCCCGATGAGCATATCGCCAGAAGACCGGGTGCAAGCGGTTGTTGATTTCTATAGCAACGGTTGCAGCGCGGCTGCTTTTGAAAAGTTTGAACCAAAATACGTCAAAACAATAAACCAAGTCGGTCTTTCAGAGGAAGACTTTAACCGCATGGTTGAGGCGCATGATGATCGCAAAAAGGAGCTAAAATTATGAAAGTCATTACAATCGCAGGGACTGCAACCAAAGATGGTGAAGTTAAAGAGGGGGGAATGGACAAGGCTGGACTCGGTTCGTTTTCGTTAGCCGTTGACGATGGTTATGGTGCAAACAAATCAACCATGTATTTTGACTGCACGTTCTGGGGCAAACGCGGCATAGCCGTTGTTCCTTATGTGCGCAAAGGTTCTAAGGTTACTGTAAGCGGAGAGCTAACGCGGCGCGAATACAACGGCAAAACACATCTGGGCGTCACGGTTAACGATTTAACGCTTCAAGGTTCCAAGGGGGCTTCTAATGACCCTGTTAACCATGTGAACCCTGTTAACTCTCCCGAAGGCACATCTGACGATATGGACGATGAAATACCGTTTTAAGGAGATATGCGAATGAAGTATGAAGTTCATCATATTATAGTTTTAGACGATGGAACAAAAGTGTCTGTCGAGGATTATGAAAAACATCAACAATCAGTTGATTGGGAAACCGATTTATCTAATCGACTTGTAAATGGTATTAAGTATTATTTCGGAGGGGGTGTCGATTTAAATGACCCAAGTGATCGAGACAGGGTCGCCAGACATGATACCACAAAAATTCCAAGCTTGGGGCGAAAAGCCCGTCACGAGCTAATGGCATACATCACAAAGCAT